TTGAGCGCCGTTTCCGGGTTGGACCGGTCGGGCTGCGTGCCCATCGCGGTGCTCGCGGCGATGAGCGAATTGACCGAAAGCGCCGAGCCGCCGCCGGTGCCAAGGTTGCGATGGGTCGCGGCATGGAACAGGGCGACACCATCGGCCATGTTGGGATTGGCCGTCAGGACACGATAGACCGCATCGCCCACCGTGCGGCGCGCCGCCCGGCCCAACGCGCGGGGCAGGGTCACGAATGCTCCCAGATCGTCATTGATGATTAGCTGGCGCGTGACTGTGACGATCTCGCCGAAGGTGCCCAGCTGCACCGGTTCGCCGCGCGAGCCGGTTGAGACATGCTCGAACTCGCCTGCCTCATTGACCGGAGGCAGCGAGGGCAGCGCGTTGATGCCGACGCGGCTACCCTGCTTGAAGTCGGAGAGCGTGCCGCGCGAGGTCCATTGCTGGAAGGTCTCCTCCTGCTCCTCATAGCCCTTGAGCATCGCCTTGTCGGCAATGTTCTGGGTGATGAGCGGGAAGTCGCTTGACGAATGGGTGATGGCGGTGGCGACAATCTTTTTGCGGTCGAAGCCAGCCTTCACGCCGGCGCGGCGCACGGCCATTTCGGCGAGGCGCATCGGAGTGATGCCATTGAACTCGTTCGCCGGATCGCGCTTCTCGACGCCACCCTGCGCCAGGAACGCTTGCGTGACGCCGGCGACGAACTTGTCGCGCTCGTCGGCGGTCACGGTGGCGCGCCCGCCATTGGCCTCAGGCAGCGTCTGCTTTTTGGCGAGCGCGTCGATCAGCGAGTCTTTCGCCTCGTCAAGCGTCGCGGCCGACTGCACGATGCCGTTGACATCCCGAAGCGGGAGGTCGTGCTTCTCGGCCAGCGCATAGAACTGCACGGCCCAGGCCTTCACTGCGGGGTCGGTCTCGAGGGCGGTCTTGATGGCCTGGTCGCCCACGGCCGGATTGTCGGATTTAACTGCCATGACAGGCTTCTCCGGTTGAGCGGCCGCAGCCGCAGGGGGGGTGGTCTTCGCAGCGATGCGCCTCGGCAATTCCTGTGGCGCATGGGCATAGAGGGAGTAATCGAACGCGGCCGTCTGGGCGGCGACGTCGTCTAGGACGGCGGTCGCGAAACCCTTGGCGAGCGCCTCATCGGCCGCGAGCCAGGTTTCGGCCTTCATCAGCGCGCGCACATCATCCTTTGCGAGGCTCGAGACCTGCGCATACAGTGCGGCATACTGGTCAGACATCTTGTCGAGCGTGCGCGCTGACTTTTCATGCTCGGCTGATGTGCCGAAGGTCACGCCAGAGACATCATGAATCATCATCAGAGCGCCGCTGCGCATGCTGATGCTGTCTCCGGCCATCGCGATGAGTGAGGCGGCGGAGGCGGCGATACCGTCGATGACGATATCGATCCGCCCGGCATGCGCCTTGAGCAACGAGTAGATCGCCACTCCGTCGAACGCGATGCCCCCACCGGAGTTGATGCGGACCGTCACGTCTGCCTGCCCGTGTTCGGCGAGGGCCGCGGCCACATCTGAGGGCGTGAATCCATCCCCCCAGCCGAACGGGTCGCCGACATCGCCATAGAGCAGGATCTGCCCATCAAGGAGCAGGCTGGGCTTGTCCATCCGAATGTCCCATGATCGGTTGCGCGGCCGGGAACCGGCCGTCGGAGTCGAATTTCAGCTTGAGCCCGTCGGCGCGCTCATTGTCCGCCGCGTTTTCGGCGTCCATCTCCTCGGGGTTCATGCCGAGCTTGCGCTGCTCCTCCGAGCGTGATGAGAGCCCCGCGCGGATGGCGTCTCGCGCCGCGGCGATCTCCTTGGTGGGCTCGATCATCTCGCGGCGCGGCGGCCTCCAGAAACCAATCGGACACGCCGTCGCAGGCATGTGGGATGAGCATCGACCAGCGCCAGAGATCGATCGAGCGCAGGAACTCCAGCCAGCCCATGCGGCCGCCGGAAAAGTTGACCTGGCTGAGGTCGCCGGCGAGCGCCTCATAAGGCAACCCGATAGCAATCGCGATCTTGCGGATCTGCGCCCGGATGTATTCGGCGTAGCCCTGCACCGTCGGCGGTGTTGCAAACTTCACATCCAGCCCCGGAGGCAGCATCTGCTGCAATCCCGGTTCGAGGATCGAGGTCGGTAGTCCCTGATCGGATTTCTTGTCGGTGTCCCCGGTCAGCTTTGGCGCGGTGCCATGGCTGTCGACCCAGAACACCGCGAAACAGGCCGCGATCTTCTGGCGAACAAGCTCGGCGTCCTCATACTCCGCAAGATCGGACAAGGTGACAATGGCCGGCGCGAACCACGGCACGCCGCGAGTCTGGCCCGGCCGATCCACGCGATAGACATGGATAACGTCCTCCGCCGGGACGCGCACTGATTGGGTGGACCGGAATGATGATTTGTCACCCGGATGCTGGCCATGGAGCCAGTAGGCGACGCGCTGTCCGGCCTTGTCGAACTCGATCCCCTGGACGATCCGGCCGCCATCGGAAGCCGGTCCATCCATTAGCTGGTCGATATAGTCAGGCTCCAGCACCTGAATTTGCAGAGGCACCGGCAGGCGTCGCGCGGCGGCGGCCCGGCGGCGGATGATCAGCGCTTCGCCGGACTCCACCACGGTGCGCATGACCAGCGCCTGCAAACCGTAAAAATCGTGCCGGCCGTCGAAATCGACCTTCTTGGTCTCCAGATGCTGCTTGATGAGCTTCTGGAGACGCTTCTTGATCTTTTCGTTACCCGCTTCGACGCGTGGCACGATGCCAGCGCCGACGACATTTGATGCGATGATCGACACGGCGCGAGCCGCATACGGGTTGTTCCGCACCAGATCGCGCGAGACATCGCGCAGGCGGCCAAGTGCGCGTTCGATCTCGCTGTTGGCGCTGGTCGTGCCCGCGACGCGGCCGGAGGTCCTGTAGGACCGCCGCGCGCCATCATAGAGCGCAACCGCTTTCGTGATCGCGGCGGCCTTGGCGCGTGCCTCGATGCGGCGCTGGCCTGCCGACGGCGCGACCGCCAGGATCACCCGATCGAGCCAGTTGGGTTCGCCGGATCGGCTCATGACAGGTTTCCACGGTAGCCAGTCACGACGCGCAGATCGGCGAGAGAGCGGCCGGAACCCACCTCCGCCTCCATGTCGGCGAGGACTGCCTTCATCTCCGCGATCGACCGATACTGCGTCTCGCGCACCTCCCCATTCGACTCGTAACGCACCTTGCGCACGCCAGTCGCGATCGCCTTCTTGAGCGCATCGACGTTAGACTGGGTGTAGGCCATCTCAACCTCTTTTCAGCCATTGGCCCGGCCTGATGCCCAGCCAGTTCGCGCCAGCATTTCCCGGGCGCACTGGCGCGGCTGGCGTAGAAGGTACTGGCTCGCCTTGCAGATCTCCCTTGGCGAACAGATCAGGCGTGGCCGGCTTTGGCGGGCGATGCGCCGCCGCGACCAGCTCGGCCCAGCGTGAGGCGGAGATCTGGCCCGCGCCCTCTTGCCAGGCGAGCGCCTTGCAGCCGACCACGATGTCCAGCGCCTCGTTCGGGCGGCCCGGCAGCTTGCGCCACTCGCGGTGGTCCCCCGGGCGCTCGAGCAGCGCGCGCTTGGCCTTGCCTTTGGCCTCAGCCTGCGGGTCGATCAGGACCTCGGCGGTGAGCTGCCTGGCGTAATCGTCGCCGATCCAGCTCGGCAGATGCAGCGTGCCATCCGGAAAGGAGCCGTCCTCACGTCGCCCGGCGACGAGGCTTTTCAGCCCCCTGTAGACTGCCGTCTTCAGGTCAAACTGCCCGATGAGGCCGAGCGGTATCATGCGGCCGCTTACACGCCGCCCGAAAGCGTCCCTCAACTGCGCCTTGGTGAGGCGGAGCGGCGGGGCCTTGGAGCGGTTGTCACCCTTGGTGGCCGTGAGCCAGCCACGCCCCGACACCTTGTCGTAAAGCAGCTGCGTCTCATTTCCTGTGTCGATGCCCCATGCGATCGGTGCCAGCTCGACGCCGGCCTCCGTCGGAAAGCTGCGGGCTCCCAGCTGGTCGATGATGCCGAAGTCCGCGTCGAGATCGCCCGTGCGCGGGATGATTCCCGCATCCACCAGCCAACCCTGAAAGCCAGGACCCCATCCCCAGACGCCCCACTCGAAGCGGTCGCCCTGGACGTCGATGAAGCCGGTCAGCGCGGCGGCCGGATACGGCACCGTGCCCTTGCCCCAGGCGATGCGCGCGGCGCAGAGCCGTTCATGATCTGGTGCGTCGATGGTCGGATCATAGGGTTCGCCCAGATCCTGCTGGCAGAAGGTCTTCTCCTTCAGCGGGTCGCCCTTGGCGGCGCGACCGCGCGCCAGAATGTCGCCCCAGTTCTCCATCGGCGAATAGGCCGACCAGAGCGCATAGGAGGGTTGCCAGTCGCGGCAACGACCCTCGCAGGGATCGCAGGCCCATTTGGCCAGATCAGCCGCCGGAAAATGCTCCGGCACCGGCGCGAGAACAGCGCCCGGCACATCCTGCCCCGGATCATTGGAGCGGGTCGGGATCCAGACCCCGTCGGCGAGCATCCGCTCGCGCTCGACCTGATCGATCAGCGCGCCGCAGGCGACGCAGCCAAAGGTGGCTCGATGGCGCGAGGCCTCTGACGGGGCCTGCATGCTCTCCCAGCGCAGCGTCTGCCGTTCGCCGCAATGGGGACAGCCGACATAAAAGCGGCGGCGATCCCCATCCTCATACATCTGGCTGATGCGGCAGGAGCCGGCGAGGCCGGGCGTGGAGGAGGCGAACTCCTTGGCGAGATCGCCATAGGATTTCTGCCGCGCCCTCGCCTGGTCCACGGGCGAGCCGCGGCCATCGGTGTCCAGCGGATATTCCGACACCTCGTCCATGACGAGGTAGCGGATCGACACCATCTGCAGCCCCTTGGAGCTGCTGGCGGTGACGATCTGGGCAAACCCGCCCGAGAACCGCTTGAACGAGGTGGTGGAGGCCGCCTCGTCCCGGCTGTTCTCGGGGCGCACGCGG